CTGACTTTGAAATTGGAATGTACGGGACTAGCGCCCGATGTGTCCTTTGCGATAGCCTTGCCACAGTTGTTACGCCGATAGATAAGGATTAAGAATGGGACGCAAACACGCAAAGATTATTAGCCGAGATGCTTTTATGAAGTCATTCGTAGAGGCTGAAGTTATTATGCGACGCAATCTTGCAGCGCAGATTGAGGAAGCAATCAAGACTGAAACTAACCCAGCCACTATTGCTGGCATGAAGAAGGCAGTTGAGATTGTCTTTGGAATTGTGGAGACTTCTGATGTGGGATGAGATGTGGAATGAGTCGTTCATTCAACAGATTGCCGAAGCGGAAAACAAGTCTGGTACAAATCCAACTGACTGGCGTCGTGGTGGAAGAGCCACCAAGGATAATCCTGACAAAGAGAACAAGGCTTGGTGGGATGAGAACGGCAAGAAGATGTTCTTTGACTTCATCAATGCTTGGCAAGAATCACACTTTGAGATATGGGTTTCTCCACAGAATGTGCCAGGTGTTGAAATTGAATTCAACAATAACTTCGGTGAAGTACCTATCAAAGCCTTTGCAGATGCTATAGTTGTCACCCCCGCTGGGGAATTGGCAGTGGTGGATTTCAAGACTGGCTCTTATATGCCTGACTCTTCATTGCAGTTGGGTGTCTATGCATCCATGATGGAGATGCAGTTTGGCATCCGCCCATCAAAAGGTTATTACTACTCGGCACGTAAAGCACAGTTCATTGAGGCAGTTGGGCTTGACCGTTGGTCAATCCCACTACTGACAGAATTGTTTGCTCAGTTTGCACGAGGCTTAGAGCAAGAGATATTCTTGCCTAACATTGGAATGTCCTGCGGTACTTGCGGTGTGAAGGAATATTGTTACGCAGTCGGAGGACAACTAGCACAGATTTACGACCCACTAGCAGAAATAAAATAAGGAGAAACAAATGGCAGCAAACGAAAACACAAAGTTCCAAGTCAACTTTAAGTTGTCTGATGGAACATTGGTTAACATTTACGCAGCAGATAGTGCAGAACTTGAGGGTAGCCTGTCTACCATTCAGGACACAGCAGCACTGATTAACTCAGTATCTGCATCACTCTCATCAGCAGGCGCAGCCCGTGCATTAGCACAGGGCCTTGGCGCTACACCAGTAGCAGCACCAGCACAGTCATCAGTCATTGAAGAAGGACATTGTAAGCACGGTAAGTTGGTCTATCGCACCAGCAAGCCAGGTGCTGCCAAGGAGTGGAAGGGCTGGTTCTGCCCATCTCCACAAGGCACACCAGACCAGTGCGCTCCTAAGTTCCTTCGCTAAGGTAACTCATGCTGTCGCTCACCCAAGCAGCAGCCAATAGCAGTCACGACTTTCAGATACTGCCAGACGTTTTCCCTTCGTTGCAAAGCGAAGGGATACGTTTTCGCAGAGGACAATTGACTATGATTGCTGGGCAACCAAATGCTGGCAAATCACTTATCGCCTTATGGCTTGCAGTGCAGATGAAAGTACCTACGCTCTATATCAGTGCTGATACAGATGCGTACACCACTGCCATCCGTGCATCAGCCATGGCAACAGGACACCAAGTGTCTACCGTTGAAGAAGCCTTTCTTACTGGGATGGGGAAAGATTTCTACACACAAGAACTAGCAAGCATCAGCCATCTGCAATTTGATTTCGCACCAAGCCCAACACTTGACGAGATTGACTTAGCAATCCGAGCCTACGGCGAGGCATATGGTGAGTATCCCCATATGATTATCGTGGACAACGCAATGAACGTTGTCTCTATGCAGGGTGATGAATGGTCTGGCCTTCGTGAGATTGCCAAGGCTATGCACCACATTGCTCGTGAAACTGATGCTGCTGTTCTACTTCTGCATCACACTTCAGAGGCTGAAGGTAAAGCCGATATGCCACCTAGCCGTAAGGCTATCCAAGGCAAGATTGCACAACTACCCGAAATGATTCTTACTGTGGCATTGGTGCCACACTCAGGTGAGTTCAGGGTTGCTGCAGTTAAGAATAGATTCGCACGACACTCTGCAACTGGGGACCACTTCGTAACTTTGTGGGCTGACGCCAGTAGAATGAGCATGTATTCCGATAGGCAGGGCTACCAGATAGCCGAGAGTTGGAGAAGCGTGCAATGATAGTTGAACTTAACAAAGATGAGGTTCGCGTCTGCACCCAACTTGCAGTTGAGCGTTGGTTAACTAAGTTTGGCTCTGCTGACCAACCTAACTATGCTGAAGGCAAAGTATCGGGATGGCTTGAGCATGACCTACTGGCCAGCGTAAGGGCTAATGTGTCTGAATGGGCAGCAGCAAAGAGATACAACACAACATGGTCAGTGCCTTGGTATCCAAATGCGTTGCACCCACAAAGAAAAAATCTGTCAGATGTTGGCGAGTTGGGTGAAGTTCGCACAATTCGTACTCGCTTAGCAATTCCTTTTTGGCTTAAAGATATTAACAAGTTGATTATTGGTACAAAGATTTTAGATGAAGAGTACTACACCAAAGTTGAGGTTTATGGTTCTATTACTCCACGTCACTTTATGAATGATAAGTACCGTGACGAATCTATTAATGGATGGCGTGTACCAGTAGAGGAGTTTATGTATGAGCGCAGCGAATAAGCGCAAAGGTGCTTTGTTTGAGACAGGCATCCTCAAATGGTTTCGCTCTAAAGGGGTGAATGCAGAGAGATTACGGTTGGCAGGCAAAGACGATGAGGGTGACGTCGTATGCATTGTTGCAGGCCAACCGTATATCTTTGAGTTGAAGGCAACGGCCAAGATGGACCTGCCACAGTTCTGGCGCGAGGCTACAACTGAAGCCTTTAACTACGCCAAGGCACGCAACCTAGATGCTGTGCCACCTGCCTATGTCATCGTCAAACGCCGTATGGCAGGGCTTGAACAGTCATGGGTCATCCAAGATTTAGACCAGTGGTTGAGAGTACAAGGTGGTATCTAAGCCTGACCTTGGCGCAGTGCTTGAGCATTATGGCCTGACAGTCATAGACAAGCATGGGTGGATAGCCTGCAAGTGTGTCATCCATGATGATACCCACAGCAGCGCAGCGTATAACCTTGATAACCAGGCATATAACTGTCTCGTCTGTCAGGTGCTCGGAGATGTATACACATTAGTGCAAGCAAAGGAAGGATTGGATTTCAAAGATGCTAAACGAAAAGCAGAGGCTATTGCTCACGGAAGCAGCCGAAAGGTACTCCAACAATCTAACGCCACGGGCAGCCTCTTACCTAGAGGCACGAGGCATCAGTCAGGAAGTAAGCCGTACGTTCCTTCTTGGAAGCGTCGTGGAGCCTAGTGCTGGCCATGAACTTGCTGAAGGTATGCTCTCCATCCCTTATCGTACTCCCGCTGGTGTGGTGGGTATCAAGTTTAGGAGATTAGATGAAGGTACCCCAAAGTATCTTTGGCCTACGGGTCAAAAGATTGGCCTGTTTAATGTTAATGATTTGCATAAGCAGAGCGATACGATTGCCATATGCGAGGGCGAGATTGATACCATTATCCTATCGGGTTGCGCAGGCATACCTAGCGTTGGGGTGGCTGGTGTATCTCAATGGAAACCCTGGTTTCCTAAGTTATTCGAGTCGTACTCGCGCATACTTATCTTCGCAGACAACGATGTTAAAGAGGATGGACGTAATCCTGGGCAGGAACTTGCCAAGAGAATCAAGGAAGATTTAGACAAAGCCGAAATCATTCACTTACCCGACAATACGGACGTGAATGAGGTATACTTACAGCATGGTAATTCATGGTTTGAGGAACGACTAGCGGCATGAAGCGGCCTACCTCCATCAAAATCTTTGGGCAGAAATATAAGATTAAGTACACCCTTGAAGATAAAGATTCATATGGCCTCACCACATCTGAAATTAATACCATTGAATTACGCCCTGATTTACCAGAGGATAAACTGGTTCGTGTCTTTATGCACGAGATTACTCATGCCATTATCTTTGAGACACCAATGTCTATGCGTAAGCGCTTTGATGTTGAAGAAGTTTGCGACATCGTTGGCTATCACGTGGTAGATATGCTCAAGGAAAACCCAGAGATAGTCCAGTACATCTTGCGAGAGATAGAAGAAGAGGCTGAACAAGTTGGGTGACTTATCAGATTTTGATTTAGATTTTGCCTATGGCCGAGAAGGTGAAGTCCTCGTCCGTGAGATTCTCACTGGCGGTGTAACTGTCGAGGTCAAGCGAGACAGGCGCTGGGTTGAGACTGGCAACATCTACATTGAGACAGCATTCTATTCTCGCTCTACCTACAACTGGGTTGAGTCTGGTTTGATGAAGACAAAGGCAGATAGATGGGCATTTGTTCTTGAAGGCTTGGTCATCATCGTATCAACAGATGACTTGAAGAAAGCCATTGATAAGTATGGCAGACCCATCAGCAATAAAATTGAACCAAATCCAAGCAAGGGATTCTTGATTACCATTAATGATTTAATCGAGATTCAGCGTGGCAACTAGATACCCAACGTTTATGTATGGGCCAAAGGATGGCTCGCCAGTGCCTGAGATGCTCTGGGTATTAGATGAGATTGACCTGCAGGAGAAAAGCAAAGATGGTATTTTTCTGCACAGATACATATTGAATTACGAAGACAAGTCCTATTACTACGCAGGTGTGTTTGCACCAGAGGAGAATGATGATGAATGAGCGAGGACATCGAATTAGCAATCAAATTGATTCAGTCAATTGGGCTGAAAGTTATCTCTTTGGACAAGACAAGCAACCAGTTGTTGGTTCAGATACCGAATTCGCGTCCGCTGTCTGGGAAATAATGGATGAAATCGGCAACCTCCTTATCTCGAAGCAGATGGACTATGGTCCTGGCAATATTAACAATGCCTTTGGCGGTCCTATTAATGGCCTGCTTGTGCGTATTGGCGATAAGTTTGAGCGTCTTAAAAATCTTTATCGCAATGGCTCGGTTCCTAAACACGAGCCTGTTGAGGATTCATTTAAGGACATGGCTAATTATGCTGTCATTGCACTCATGGTTCAGCGAGGTAAGTGGCCGAAGTAATGGACCTGAACAAAGTTAAGGACAAGATTGAGGCGGCTAAGACAAGCGTTCCATTGGAGTCTAAAGACTTTGATTGGATGGAAGGCTTTAACGCTGGGCTTGACTGGGCCTTGCGAATCCTAAGCGGAGATAAGAGCGCATCCTAATGACTAAGAAGATACCTTACGAGGCAAAGCGTAGGCACAACTACAAGACTCGCTACAAGATTACTGTTGAAGAGTACGAGGCTATCTTTGCCAAGCAGAATGGCGTCTGCGCCATCTGCGAAAAGCCTGAGAATCTCACCAAAGATGGTAAACTACACGCATTGGCAGTTGACCATAACCATGAGACTATGCAGGTGAGAGGATTGTTGTGCATGAATTGCAATACTCGCCTGGGTTATTTTGAAGGCAAGAATATTCTCGTGAAACTTATGGCGTATTTGATGAGGCAGCAATGAGCGCAACCTTTGAAGACTTGCACGAGATTGCTATTGTCGTAGCCCGCAAGGTACATCGTAGATACCATACATACTTTGATGTGCAGGATGTAGTCCAAGAATTAACTGTGTGGATTCTGCGTCGCCAGGATAAGATTGCTGAGTGGCTTGACCATGAGCCAGGTACTGACGAGTACAAGATGGGTGTAAAGAAGTTAGGCAAGACGCTTACTCGCCACGCTGATAAGTACTGTCGCCGCATCAAGGCACAGAAGTTGGGCTATGAGATTCGAGATGAGCAGTACTACGACAGTGCCACCATCGAGGACTTGCTGCCCTATGCACTCAATGAAGATGTCGAGACTACCTCACCCATTGAGGCTGAGAAGGTATCGAACATGGGCAACCCTGCCGAGGGTGGCAACTATGTTATCCAGTTGTTTGATATTCGTCGTTGCTTGCTCCGCCTGTCGGAGGAGGACCGTAAGGTACTACGACTAAGATTCTTCGACCAACTATCTTATAAGGAAATGGCTGAGGCTATGTCTGTATCAGATACCACGGCCAACCGCAAGGTAGATGGCGCCATTAGGCGCCTGTCGGAGTCATTGGGTGGGCCTAATCCATTTGGCAAGGACGAAGAATGAAAGAACCTATCCATGATGCCGATTGCTATACTGAGATACGTAAGGTTGAAGGCAAGGCCTACATGGAGTTAGTGTGGAATTGTGTAGATAAGTGTCCGATAGGGGGCGACCATGCTCAAGCCTAAGTTCTTTACAGGTATTGGTACGTTATGGGGCTTTGGTATTGACTTTGACCCGTACTATAAAGAGTTTCATATTTTATTTATTTGTTGGTTCTTTTCTATAGAGTTTCGGAGTAAAGATGCAGTATGACTATCGTTGTGTAATCTGTGGTGGCGAGCAGACTGTGGAGCGTAGCATCCACGCTGAGGCGGACAATCCTGTATGCTGTAATCAAACGATGGGGCGTATGTATACAGTGCCAGGAGTAAGTTTTAATGCGTCAGGTTTCTATTCAACAGATAATGCGAGGCGGTAAGATGAGAACGATTACATTTGTTAATGAGTCAAAGTATTTAGCAGCGCCAGACTTTGCCAGTATTGGCTCGGCACTGGGCATCTTTGTTAATCAAGTAGTGCAGGCGTGGAACCTAGAAGAGACAGTTGTTGTTTCATCTAACACACGCTCAGCCAATGGTTGGAACGTCTGTGTTGTGGACCATTTCCCACAGTCGTTGCAAGCCTACGGCTACCATGAAGTGTTGAACGGTCAGCCTATTGCCTACATCTTAGGCGGGTCATTCCGTAATGCACCGCTGGGTAAGTTCCGTAAGGGCATCTCTTACAAGAATCTTGTGCTATCTAAAGATAGATACGAGCAGGGCACGGCAACAGTTGTCTTCCATGAAGTCATTGAGATGTTGGTTGACCCAACTATTACCAACCTATCTAAGCCAGATAGCAAGGGCCGTACCTGGTTGCTAGAGCCAGCAGACCATGTTCGTGGCTTGCTCTACAGAATTGTCTCACGTGATGGCAAGGATGTTATTGCACCCAATTGGACATTCCCATCGTTCTATGATGTCAATGGCAAGGCTCCATACTCATTCATTGAGGCTGTGCCTACACCATTCACACTAACGCCAACAGGTTATGGATTTTATAAGGATACTGCAGGCGGACTACACCAGATTTAGGTATAGGGGAAGTACCTAAAAGATAAAGCCTCGGTTTTTACGCCGAGGCTTTTGTCTTGCCGCTACAACTCAGTGGAAGGTCTGAGGAGACTGGCCCATTAACACGGTGAAAGGACGGACTCCGTGTTAATCCTTTGTTATCACACTTGGATGCTTTAACTCTGCAATGATAGCACGAGAGTGCTTGTCGTAAGCATGAATACGCTTTGAATAATCTTTTAACAGTTTATCTTTTGTTGCATATGGGCCAACTGCCTGCACGATATTGAGGCTTGGGTGGATGGCGTAGACAACATACTGCGTGCGTTGCGCCATCAGTTCTTCTACCAATTCCCATACTGCTTTGGCTAACCACTCAGCCGATGGCGCTTCCTCATCTAGGAGCGCCACCAACTTCTTTAATTCCGTTGGCTTAATTGCCATTCATCTTCTCCTGAATTGCCTTAAGGTTCTCACGCGTTGAGAGATAGCCAAAGATTTCCTGGTTGTCCAGGTACTGCGGGATGCCCAGGTTGCGTAGGTTGCGACTGAAGATGACATACTCGTAGTCATCAGTGCCATCCACATAGAGAATCTTGGTGAGAATATCTTTGCGAATGAGATAGGTACAGTGCACCACATCACAGACTATCAAGCCTTTAATCTCTTGCTTGAGTACCTGGTAGTAGCGGATGTCATCAAGGAAGTAGCCTCGCACATTGGCGAGGAGATGATAGTTAGAGTAAGCAGGTTGCTCTGGGTCTGCACTGCCCAGCATTGGTGCCACCACTGGCAGGTTGTAACTTACCATTGTGCGTAGCGTATGTGGTTTGACGAAGTTATCTACATCCACAACCCAGTAGAAGTCTGCCTCTGCATACCAAGCAGCCTCAACACTGGCCTCACGTAGGGCACCGAGCGCCTTAAAGCGCACAGGATTCCATTCATGTACGCCATACTCCTGCACTGGTGCGTCAATGTTCTTATAGTCTTCAATGACAAAGCGATACCACTTGCCATTCTCTTCAACCCATTTGCGCAAGATAGCCTCAGTGCCATCTGTGTTGTTGTTACTGCGTACCCAGAGAATCATCTTGTCCTTTGGGTAATCCCATTGGCTCAGCGATTCCAGCCAGGCAGGGAGCATTGCTTCCTTCTGCTTGGCCAGGATGGCTACGAATACTATTGGCTCATTCATTTCTGCTCCCTTAGCCAGCCCCATGTGGTGCCATTGCGAATCTTAGTGAGAGTGCTCTGGCTTACATTAAATCTCTTGGCTAGTTCTATCTTGCGTAGCGGTATCTGTGCCTCAAGTTCTGCAATTCTATCCAGTTCTGCCAGGATAAGTGCTGCATCTGCAGGCGTTAGTTTGTTTCCGTTTCTGTTCATGCTGCCCTTCTCTTTGCTTGTGCCCGCATTACCGATTCCTTCTGCGCCTGACGACAGTCAGCACAGGTTTCTTCCTTCAGTTTAAGATGGCGATTGTATCCAGCACGAGTGCCACACTCTGCAATTTTGCGAGTGAGTGCACGGCCTTCTGCAATAGCCTGCTTGCGTTCTTCTTGCCTCTCACATCCGAGGCATTGGTAGGTCTTGGTGCAGAAACAGTCCTTCATACCTTGACCTCTGTCTCGTAATCACACGCCTCACAGGTAGCGTTGGCGTAATCATCTACTCCGTCCACAAATACAGTTACATCTTCGTTGAGATGACGACAGTCTGGGCACTCCCAGGTCCAGTCCATTTCTCGTACATTATTTCCACTGCTCATTCAATACCATCCTTTATTGAGTTCGTGACGTAACGCCCAGCAGGCGTTGTTGTTATAGCGTAGTTCTATGTAACGTAAGCCCCATTTTATTTGAGTGTAGGGATTAGTCAAGTAGTCTGCGCCTGAGTCTTTCATCTTGATTGCAGGCAAGGCTTGAGGTATTCCATATGCCAAGCCCTGGCGAGTCTTTGCTCCCACTGCTTTATAGTTCCAGTGGGATTCCATAGTCCAGAGTAAATCGAGGCACTCAAATTGAATGGCGTCTTTGCCATACTGCTTCTGTGTCCACGACTTTAACTGGCTTACAGTGGGTAGTAAAGCGGTTCTAGGATGGCGTTTAATCGCCTTCCTATCCGCCTCTAGGGTCGTTACTGCGCTCGCTAGGACAATTCCTATGCTGAGCGTTGCTGCTGCCTTCTTAGTGATTCGTTTAATGGCTCTACTCCTAACGGGGGAACGGCGATTTGTTGCCTATTAGCGTGTCGCCTGATTGCTTGCTCTAACCGTGGTGCGCCTCCTGAGATGACGACTCTGCCCTGCTTCTTGGCTATGCGTTGCCTCTCAAATGCGAGAGTGCCTGCGTATATCCCAGCGTTGATTGAGTCATCATGTGCCATCGCATAGGCGAAGCACTCAGCGGATACAGTGCAGGTAGAGCAGACCCTTAACGCCTGCAAGGCGTCTAGTATCTGCTCCTTCTGCGTGTTGGCGTCACGGTTATATTCTGGGAAGAATGCTTCTGGGTCTGTCCCTGAGCATGCTCCCAATTCCTGCCAGTTGTCCACTTATTCCCCGATATCTTCAGCCACTAATTGGCTAATGTGTTGTTCGTGCTCTTGCATGTCAATAAGTGCTTGGTCGTAGCCAGCCTGCCACGCAATACGAATCGCTTCGTGTAGTGCGTTGGTAGCGTGCTCGCCAATTGTCTCGGTAAGAGTTCTGCTCACTTGTTCCTCCTTTCAGTATCCGTTGCCACATTCGCGGCGCGTGTGTTTAAGGCGAAGGCGCTTAGCCTCTCGCAAGTTCGGGGTGTAGATATTCCACGAGCAGGAGCCAGACCCGCAATGAGTCAGCCACTCCTGCCCGTAGAAGTCATACGAGTAACAACTACTCGCCACGCTCGTCCGTAATTCTTGCCTGCTCTAGCGCGTGCGCCATCTGCATAGTGGCACGAATAGCGCGGGGAATATCCGCCTCACGGGTCGCTTCTTGCACTTCCAACTCGTGTTGCTCGGCTAAGAGCCTCCAATAATTCAGCCGTTCGTTGCTCATAGTTCTATCTCCTCTCCGTTTTCATCTTGATAGATAGTGCTATCCGCTACATCATGAGCAAAATCTTCCTCGACCCATGCTTCAATTCTTTCCATAATCATTTCTAAAGTTATCTCGTGCGCTACTAATTCTTGTTCTGCCATTAGAGTTTCGGCTATTTGTTGCACGTCGTAAGAAATTAACTTCATGGCGTTAATTCGTTCGGGCAGTTTTGTGTCCATTTATTTTGCTCCTTTGTGTGTGCATTCATTGATAGGTACGAGACAGTCCCCACAGTAGGGGATGTATTCAATAGAGCCACCTTCTAGGCGTACAGCATAGGCGGGGCGTAGGTCGAGGCTCATGCTGTTGCCCCTAAGTGGCAAGGGCAAGAGCAAGAATAAGTATCGTCTAAGGCGTCGGGACAGTTAGAGTGGTTTCCCTTTACACATTCGGCGTTCATGCGTTCACCTGCTCACGGTAATACTTTAGAGCGTTAGCGAAGTCGTAATCGCTGAATCTTTTATAGACTCTGCCCTTGCTTACCTCTAGGTAAACTCTAGGCGTGGAATTGTCCCAGTCGTTGGTCATGAGGTGTTCAAGCGATACCCCATTACGGTGCAGGGCTTCTAAGAAGCCTGCAGCGTTCCAGTGTTTGCCGTCTTTAATGTGTCGTTCGTAGGTGCTGAGTTTCATGCGCTGACCTCCTGCTGTGTCTGAAGTTCTGAAAGGATATTGGTAGCAATTTCGTGCCAGTTCACACGATAGAGCGAGCCGATATCTTTCAGCATGTTGAGTCCTTCTTGGCTCATCTCTGCAATATCTGAGAAGGCTTCATCAAAGAGAGATTCAAGGTTCTCTGCCAAGCATGTTGAACAAGCGAATTCTTGGTCTTCATCTTTGCTAAGAATTGCTTCCCGTGCCATTTCTTGCACTGTGTAATACAGCCCGCGGTCATTATCTAGCCACAGATTCGTTGCCCAAGTTTCGCGGTTAGTCCAACCTTCATACTTTTCACACATTGTTAGCCCCTTCCATAAGGCGTTAATCCGAGAAGTTCTCGGCTATAGAGCAGGATACTAAGCCCCTGCCCTATCGTCAAGCACCTAGCGATTCGACACGTATTTGATGAGTGTGCACACTTGCCCGTCTGCCGTCTGGTGGCAATTGCCATAGATAGGCGTGTGAGTGGCGCGGTAGCCGATGGCGAGTAGGCTTAGGGCTATTGCTAGAACGGCGAGTAGTTGCTTCATTATGCGATTTCCTTTCCGACATAGGCGCGGGCTAGGTAGTAATCGAGGCGCCCGAGCAGGGCGTGAATTTCCTGCCTTCTTCCGTCTCCCCAAGTGCCTTGAGAGTCGTGGAATAGGGCGGAATAAATGAGAGAAAGTTCTTCTTTAGTGAATTTTGTTTCCATTATGCGACTTCCTTTCGGGTGAGGATATTCTTAGCGGTGAGGAGGCACTCTAGGCACCAATCTTGGTTGAGGACATACATTAGGCAAGGCTCGCCACAAGCGAGGCAGATTGAGGGATAGACAGGGATTGCCATTATGCGCGCACCTCCTCAATTACTAGGGTGCTCTCGTCTACCTCCTTAGCGAAGGCGCGAGCCTCAGCGAGAGTCGAGAACCATTCGCGGTAGTCGATAGTCTTGCCGAAGGTATAACGTCCGACTACATAGCCGTGATAGTAGCCCGTTGCTTGCTTGATGTAGTAGTAGGCATGCGCCTTAGTTGTACCTTCAACTGTGCGCTGAATGATTCCGAGGTAGTTGTGTTCTAACTTCTTGTCCCACTTCATACTTTCCACCTTCCATAGGTTCGGGGCTTGCCCCCGATATAGAGAAGATTACGCGCCTGATACAGGCGTGTCAAGGTGGAAATGGTCATTTAGTGGTCATACTTTCCCACGCTCAAATGGTCATTAGTTGAAAGTTCAACCAATTGGCAGACTGTCGGGGAGAGTGCTAGGCATAAGAGTTGAGTCGAGGAGGCTCAAGGTTAGGGAATCGGGTCAGAATCGGGAGGCCTCGAAGTGGGGGAAAGTGGAGGAATGGACAGTCCCCCATCACGCCTCGAACCCTTGCCCTAACGCCCTAGAAGGTAAGAAGTTCGCCCTTATACGGCGATATAAGAGGCTCGAACGGGTAGGAATGCCCTGCATTCTGTGGGGTCTGAGAGAGTAATTCTGTGGGGGCTAGGGATAAGTCTTGCCGTCGGAAAGTCGATAAAGCGACTATCGCAACCCCAGGGTTTTTAATCTCGGCGCCTACCTACCGTTACTATCAACCAAAATATTTTTTCTAAATATAGGCTCTGACCAGCACTTTTATAGTATGTGACGAACATCACACACCTCAATGCGGGATAAACGGTAAAATCCCCACCTTAATATATATAGGGGATAAAATAAAACAGCCCCTTCCGTTCGGCTCTCACAACAGTCGGAGCCTCACAGCGGAGACTGTTTGAGAGCGTCGGTAACCTCCTTAGGGTCGGTTACCTCCTACCCCATATGGCGCCTTCAGGGCGCCCCCTACCAACCCCATAGCGTTGCCCATAGGCAATGCTTCGCAGTGGGATAATTATGGCCAATTGCTATTGGCCCCCCAATTGCTCATTTTCAACCCATTAGGAAACGAAGGTCCGCGCCTTATGGCTAATAAAAAAGGCGACTACCGCCTGGCACCAGGTGCCACGCTTCCTGCCCCAGAGGCCAAGAAAAGACTTATCAATCTCATTGAGGAAGGCGTCACAGTTGAGGACGCCTGCCGCGCCGTAGGCAAATCCGTCAAATCCTATGAGTACTACCGCGCTTCCGACCCACAATTTAAGGAAGCGATTGACCTAGCCCGCGTTTTGCAAAAACGCAAGGGCGTTGTGGCAGATGACGACAAGAATATTTCTTTTGAAGATTTCCGTCTTAAGTACCTTAACTCCATGACTTTCCCACACCAACGCAATATCATTTCGCTGCTGGAAGACGGGGAGCCAGCATGGCTCCATCCAAACATGATTTATGAGCCTGGCTTTAAGAATTACGTGCTCTGCAACATGCCACCAGAGCACGCGAAATCCATGACCGTCTCGATTGACTTTGTGACGTATCTGATTGTGACCAACCCAAATGTCAGAATCAAGTTAGTGTCCAAGACCCAGCAGATGGCCAAAGAATTCCTTTACGCCGTCAAGCAGCGCTTGACTGCTCCGCAGTGGATTGAACTCCAGCGTCGCTACGCTCCAGTAGAAGGCTTCAAGGCTACCGCCGAGAAATGGACCCAGGACGCAATTTACATCGAACGCGACTCAGGTGAAAAAGACCCAACGCTTCAGGCTCTTGGTATCGGTGGTCAAATTTACGGTGCTCGTGCCGATTACATCATCCTCGATGACTGTGTGACTTTGGCTAACGCTAACGAGTACGAAAAGCAGATTCGTTGGATTCAACAGGAAGTCATTACCCGTGTTGGTCCTACAGGCAAGATTCTTGTAGTAGGTACACGCGTTGACCCATTGGACATGTATCGTGAGATGCGTAACCCAGACCGCTATCCAGATGGCACCAGCCCTTGGACCTATCTGGCTATGCCAGCCGTTCTAGAGTTTTCAGATGATGCCAAAGACTGGCAAACCCTCTGGCCAAAGTCTGACCGCCCTTGGGCAGCAGATGAAACACAGCCTGATGCTGACGGACTCTATCCTCGCTGGGATGGTGAAAACCTCAAGCGCCGTCGTGGTGTCTTAGACCCAAAGACCTGGGCAATGGTTTACCAGCAGCAAGATGTTGAGTCAACTGCAATCTTTAGCCCTGAATGTGTACGAGGCTCTGTCGCAGGTATGCGCTCCATTGGACCGCTTATCCCAGGCGCACCAGGCCACCCTGCTTCACTCAATGACCAATACATCGTTGCAAGTATGGACCCAGCAATGTCTGGTGATACCTTCGCAGTTGTCATGGCAGGCGACCGCACAAATCAGAAGCGCTACCTCCTTGAGGCAGCACGGATGCCAGCACCAACTCCAGCACAGATTCGTGACCTTATCTTCTCTTGGACTGAAAAGTACAAGCCAAAGGTATGGGTAATTGAGAAGAACGCCTTCCAGTTGTTCTTGACTCAAGACGAACAGATTAACAAGTTTCTTGCGTCACGAGGCATTCGCCTTGTTGACCACTACACAGGTAAGAACAAGATGGACGCCGAGTTCGGCGTTGCATCTATGGCACCACTTTTCGGAACGATGGACAACCAAGGCAAACACATTAAAGGTTCCAATCTCCTGGAGTTTCCTCGTTCCGATAACGAACACATCAAGGCTCTTATCGAGCAATTGATTACGTGGTCTGCAGGCACAAAGGGTAAGCAAGACGGACCAATGGCCCTATGGTTTGCAGAGACTCAGATGCGCGATTATATCAACCAACTGGGTGCATACGGAAATACATTCATCAAGAATCCATTCCTCACACGTGGTCAGCAGAAACAACGCAGAGTTGTGAATTTAGAAGAATACGCCAAACTCCAAGAGGAGATGGTAACTAACGGAGGCACGTGGTATGGCAATAGATATTGACGAGTTAGGTATCAAGGTACGCAAACTGCGTGACCACTACCATACTCGTGATGCTCGCTGGACTGACCTCATGTCTATCCGTCAGGGTAACATTCAGCAAGTCTTCCCTGAACTATTCTCATCAGACTTTCCTAAACCAATGGTGGCTAACTTCATTGACGTTGCAGCACGCGACGTAGCAGAAGTTATTGCTCCACTTCCAGCATTTAACTGCGACACAACAGATACTATCTCTGACCGTGCACGCAAGCGTGCTGACAAGCGCACCATGATTGCTGCTGGCTACCGTGACTCTTGCAATCTTCAAACTCAGATGTACACAGGCGCTGACCGCTATGTAACATTTGGAATGCTTGCATTTATCATTGAGCCTGATTTTGAAAACAATCGCCCAATGATTCGCATTGACAATCCAATTGGCTCATACCCAGAGTATGACCGCTTCAACAAGTTGCGCTCATACACCAAGCGCTACCAGAAGACAGTACGCGAACTTTGTAACGATTTCCCTGAGCACGAGCCAGTTATCCGTGGTCAATACGAGAAGCGCTCATCTGAGCGTCTCCTTGAAGTATTCCGCTACACCGACAAGGATGAGACAATCCTCTTCATCCCTGAGCGTAGCAATCTTGTTCTTGACCGTGCAAAGAATTTCCTTGGTGAGATTCCAGTTGTCATCGCAATCCGCCCAGGCGTAGATTCAGATGAGAACCAACGTGGTCAGTTTGATGACATCATGTGGGTTCAGGTTGCACGCTCACGCTTTGCAACTCTCCAGTTGGAAGCAGCACAAAAATCTGTACAGGCTCCAATTGCAATGCCTAATGACGTTAACGTCCTTGAGATGGGTCCAGACGCAACCATTCGTTCTGCTAACCCAGAGAAGATTCGTCGCGTTGGTATTGATATTCCTAATGGAATTTTCCAGGAATCTGCAACACTTGACCAGGAACTTCGTGTTGGTTCACGTTACCCACAAGGCCGCCTAGGTCAGCAGTCAGGTTCTATCGTCACAGGCCGTGGCGTAGAAGCACTCATGGGTGGCTTTGATACTCAGGTCAAGACAGCGCAGGCTGTATTTGCTGAGTCATTCAGACACGTCATGCGCCTCTGCTTCATGATGGATGAAAAATTATTTGGTGATGTAACAAAGGAAGTACGCGGTGTTAACGCTGGTGCTCCTTACGAAATCAACTACACGCCATCAAAAGATATTCAGGGCGATTACTGGTGTGATGTTACATACGGCCTTATGGCTGGACTTGACCCTAACCGTGCTCTTGTCTTTGGACTCCAAGCACGAGGTGATAAGTTAATCTCACGTGACTTCCTTCGTCGTCAGATGCCATGGGAAATGAACGTCACCATGGAAGAAGAGAAAGTCGAAGTTGAAGAACTACGCGACGCTCTTATTCAAGCAGTAGCAGGTTATGCACAGGCACTTCCTGCAATGGTTGCACAGGGTCAGGACCCATCAAAGATTTTGTCAGCAATGGCAACAATTATCAATGGACGACAAGAAGGCAAGCAGATTGAAGAGACAGTCGCTGAAGCCTTCGCTCCAGAACCACAACCAGAATCCCCAGCAGGTGCAGCCCCTGAAGAAGCGCAAAGCGCTCCAGGCGAGGCTCCCGCTGGGGCATCTAGTGGACAACTCCCACCTGGCCTAGAAGCATCAGGCCGTATGCAGGGTGTTGCTCCAGGCCAAGAAGGTATGGCACCTGGTGGCCGTCCAGCACTGCAAACACTACTTGCAGGACTTTCATCTTCTGGTAACGCGCAATTATCTGCGGGAGTTATCAGAAGGCAGCCAGTCTAAACGCGTTTTGGCTGTCACTCAAACAAACCTATAGGAGATACAAAATGGCAACAATGAAGTCATCATTGACTACAAAGGTTCCTGCACCAAAAAATCAGGGTGGACATGGTTCATCTGATGCAGTAACACAAAAGACAAAGATTCAGCCTAAGTCTGGCCCAGCCAAGACAGGCGCATCTAACATCGTTTACACAAAGCAGCCATCAGGTACCAAGGGAACTGGTACAACTGCTGGAAAGCCAATGAAGTAACAATGCATTTAGACGACGAGGGCGAGGCAGCAACAAGGGTAACCAAGTTCGATGTTCTTGCCCTTATCGTTGAAGTAACTGCAAACATCATTAACGATATTGCAGATGGTCTGAAGGTTGGAAGCCAAATGCTTCAGACACACGCTAATCTTGTGGAGGAGCAACAGACTTTCCACGAGTATGCCGCCCGCACCATTGAGACACTTAAAGAGGGAGAGTAGTCATGCCACAGGCAAATAAGCCAGCAATGACGTCAGGCCCTGGCGCACTATCGCGCAGAACCGATGGCGGACCCGCATCAAAGCAAGCACAACGGTATATCTCTGGTATGCCTAACTACGGAGATGGGCAAGAATTGGCAAACCTACAAGCATCAGCGCCTATGGCGCAAGGCCAGTCTGCCAAGCCAATGCCTCAGGCTGCTATCGCAGCAGCGGCACAAGCAGGCGGACAGTCTGCAATGCCACAACCTGCACAAGGCCCACAAGCAACGCCACTTGACGTACCATCTCAAATGCCTGGACAGCCTGTCACCCACGGTGCTGATGCAGGACCAGGTGCTGATTCTTCAGCACTTATTCTTCCAAAGCCAACTGACCAGCGTCAGCAAGAAGTTACTGCATTGGTTGCACGTTACTTACCAGACCTTCAGGCTGCAACAAACATTCCTGGTGTACCAGATTCATACAGAAAGTTTGTTAATTATTTAACTAAGCAGGCACAATAATGCAGCAATGGCAAGAAGGCACAATCTTCGACAACATTGACAAGTTTGCTAATAGCCTTGGTTATGAGAATGCAGGAGTGGTAATTCCTCTTGCTATGGTGCCTTGGCAATCCACAGATGACAGAGACGCATTCATTCGCGCACTTACCGACACAGACCCTGCAGGTGGTGAAGGTAATTTATTTTCTAATATTATGAAGAAGGGTGGTACTAAGTAGTGTCACTCTGGTCAAGTATTCTTAATGATATTAAAGGCATTGCCTCTGGCTTTGTAGGCAGCGCTGCTCAGGCAGGCGCAAATATCGGAGCACAACAAGTTGCAGGTACACAGGCACCTCAGAGCGTACAGGCTTTACAAGGTCAAGCGCAGCAGGCTATTGCCGCTGCTGGAGTCCCAACCGCTCCACAGGCTTCTTCTGACCTGCTACTCGCTGCATCTAAGCCAGTTGCCGCTGCAACATCTAAATTTATAACACGTCCAGTTTCAACACTTGGATTGTTGACAGACGTTAATAGCCCTTTATATCAAGATGGTTTTCAACTATCTGATATCCAGAAGGCTTACAATCGTTCTGCCAAAGTATCACCATTTCAGGCTTTAACTAAAAGCAGCATCTTTCAAGATAGTCCATTTGGTCAACTTGCAGATAACCTTCTCAAAGATGGCGGAGTAAATCTTCAAAAAGTAAACCTTTGGAATGATGCCGACATCAAGAAAAACTTTGTTGACAATCCAGTAGGTAAATGGTTTACTGGTGCTGGAGATTTTGTCCTCAGCAATGTTGCCATGGGTGGGGTAACTGGTCTTGCAAAAAGCGCAGTAGGTGGAGCGCTAAAGGCTACAAATCTTACAACCTCAATTGCTTCAGAGGCCGACCTTGCTAAGTTAGATGCACTTGCAGACTCACATATTGTTCATGTCCAGTCTAAGCAAATGATGGGTACGCCTACAGTATTTGGCGCAGATGTACAGCAGTTGGCTGATACAAAGGACATGAACCTTATCGTTAATAAGGTACGCGACTATTCCAACAATGAGGCATTGCCTGCGCTTATTCAAAAGGCAAGCAATCCAACTGTTGTTAAGAATCTTCTTCTTGCTGACAAGGGCTATATGCCAGCCATTGAAGCGCTTGGCAATACAGCACCGCATGACTTGTGGGCACTTAATGACACCAACTCATTTATTGCTGGTAACGTAGCGGCAACTGGAAAGTTGCCAGTATTTGAAGGCGATGCACTTGCTCGCACTAAGGCTGCATTTGATGCAGCAATTGCTGAAAGCCCAGCGCACAAAGAAATTTATGATGCTTTTATGACTCCTGGCGGAGACATGAAGATGCTTGGAAATGCTTACAAGCCAGTTGACCCTAAGTTCTTTGGCGATACAATTGGTAAGTTAAATACCCGCATTGATGAGTTGAAGGCCGCTGCTACAACTCGTGACTTCAACGGTATTGGCGGAGCCAGTGAAACCATTCTTGGCAATGGCCTTAAGGGTCCAGTAACAAAACTTATTCGTTTTGTTGGAACATCTAAGCCACGCGGATATATCACATTTTCAGGTGCTCGTCCTTGGGATGGCGTTGATGAAATCAATGCAATGTTTGATGACATCCGCACATTCACTAAAGGTGATACTCCAATTCACATTGGTTATGAAGAAGTTAGTGGAAACACTATTCCTATTAAAATTTCTGCAGCAGATTACCGCAATAAAGTAATCCAAGACTTTATGGATGCACCAACACCATCTGAAAAGGCTGCGGTTATTGATGCGCTTGACAAGCAACTTGGTTTTGACCTTGGTCGAACTATTGGCTTTTATAACAAAGATGAGATGCAGGCATTTGTCAATGCAGCCCGCGATAAGATGATTCAAACGCATAATAGCCTATCTCGTGATGGCTTTGCTTTTGATGCCGCTGGACACCGTATCATTGTTGACCCACAGACCCAGCGTCAATTAGCAGACTCTATTCCAATGCTGCCATGGGGCAAAATTGAACGGGATATGCTTACGCAGAAGCAGACATTTGGAACACTTACCCAGGCTGCTCCTGGTGTTGCTCATAGCGCATTTGAAGGAATGAATAAGTTATTCTCAATGAGTGTACTTGGCCGTCCTGCTTACATTCCAAAGAACAGCATCATCGAACCATTGACGGCATCATTCTTGTCAATGGGTACAAAGTACGCAGAAGATACAATTGGCACATCTGCATCTAACTTTATTAAGAATAACAAGAATCGCATCATTACCGCATCAATGCGAATTGGCGACAAACTTGGCACAACAAAACTCAAGGCAGTTAACCAAGAATTAGATAACGTATTTAACCGTTATGCTGAGGCAACTGACCATCTTGATACGGTTCTTGCTGAGCATGAAGACGCTCTTAATACAGATAAACTTTCTCCTGCTGCAAAGGCGGAGCACCTTGAAACAATCAAGGCTAATTTAAGAGAAGCGCAAAATCTTGTTGCTCGCATTGAAGCACAGGTTGATATTGCTGCCAAAAACTATGGCGTTGTTGAGCGTGTTCCTTCAATTGCTGGCCTCAAGCGTCGTATTGAATTTCTTAGTAGCCAACCAGGAGTTTCTGGTAACTATGGTTCAGAAATCAACTCTGCTAAGGTTCTTCTTCAAAAAGCAATTGGTAACATCACAACGCTTTCTCCAGATATTGCTGAGCGTAACTTAGCAGTTGAAAAGGCTTGGAAGGTTCTTGATAATGTAGCCGCTAAAAGCGGTACAGCCGTCAAAGAACAGGCAGATTATCTTGCCCAACGCGAAGCAAACAAGCAACGCTTCTATGGTTCTAAGGACCCACACGTCCTTAATATTGGCGGACGCAACATTACCGTTGAATCTCTCTTTGACCCAAACAAGTTTGGTGAAGCACTTCGTAGTGAATTCTCAAACGAAGATACCCAGGAACTGAGTTTCATGGGAGAACTTCGCACTGGCTCAAAGGTAGGATTACTTGCTCGTAAGGGTCCAACTGGCGTTGTTGATGTAAATAACCCAATCTACTTTGAGGAACTTGCTTACGTTGTTAACCGCCAAATGCGCGGGGACCCGCTTGTAGATAAAGTTCTTAGTGGCCAGTCTGACCAGGCTATTTATGATTGGGCTAAGACACGTGAAGGCGTAGCCTACATGCGTCAGTTTGGACTTCAGTCCCCAGCAGATATGACGTCAATTGTCCATGACCGTATCAATTTTGTTAAGCGTTATTTGCCAGATGATGCAGCCCGTGCTTATGCCACAAAAGGTGACGTTACATCTGTAGGTTTACAGAAGTTTCTTGCTGACAAGACTGATGTTTTGTCTCCAATTCACCCATTAGATATTAACTACGCATCAGCAGCAACACTTGGCAAAGTCCAGGTTGGTGCTGAAAAGATTCAAGATGCGATGAATCACGCATGGAAGTATCTTGCTTCTGCTGAAAATCCATATCGTTGGATTTGGGCTGATAAAAAATTTGCTACTGTTATCGAGAAGAAACTCAACATTCTTCATTCTCAAGGCGTACCGCTAACAGCAGATTCTGTGAATGCTTTACGCCAGGCTTCATACCGTGAAGCGCTTGATGAAGCAAGCAAAGTTTTCTATAACATTCGTCGTCAGAATCGTGCACTCTATGCTGCTCGTACTGTCGCTGCATTTCCATCTGCATCAGCAAATTCCCTTTATCGTTTTGGTCGTTTGGGTATTAAATACCCAGAACGCATGGCTGGTTTGCTTCGTAACTACAACAGCATGTATCAAACATTTGGCGTAGATAAAGATGGAAACCCAGTTACCAATGTAGACGATGCTGCATACATTGTCATTCCTGGCACAAAGGAAATGGGCCTATTTGGTAGCCAAGGCATTCGCCTTAGCACCAAAGCAGTTGGCTTCCTAGCCAACCTTCCTGGTCCATCATGGCTTACTACAATGGCTGTTGGTGAATTAACTAAGTTCCGCCCAGACAATTCACAAATTGTCAAGGGACTTATTGATAATACAATTGGCCACATTCCTGGCATGGATTACAACAGCCTATTCCCAATGGGTGTTGACGCCAATGTAGGTTCTAACTTTGTTCCTACATGGCTTAGTGATGCTAAAAAGTACCTCATGGGTAATGATTCCAGCGCTGATTTCCTACAAATCCACCGCATGGTTAATGATTACCAGATGGCTAAATATGAAATGAAACTTGGTCCAAAGCCAACCATGCAGTCAGTTATGCAGGAAACAAAGAACTGGTTCGGAGAGCGTGCCCTTTGGCGCTTTGCTTCACCTTTTGGTATGGCTCCTAAGCAAGATAAGCCAGGACAATTGTTCCAGGATTATGCGACACTTCTTCTTAAGAAGTATAACGGAGATGCCAATAAGGCACAGTCTGAGATGCAGTCAGTACTTGGCTCAGCATTCCCAGCAGACCGTTATCTTTACCGCGGTAGTGTGAAGTCAGCCTTCATATCTCCAACTGTCGAGGGCTACGCCCGCGTATGGCAAAACAACACTGACCTTGCAAAGCAACTAGAACAACTTGACCCAAAGGCTGTAGGGCTTCTTACTGCAGATATCACTGGGGACCCAGACCCACAGGTGCAGAAGTTCCTTGCAAACCCAGGCACTAAACTTCCTGGCAATACTATCCTCAATGGCCAGTCTTTAACACCAGAGCAGTACGAAACAAATCTTCAGATTAACCGTGTGTGGAATGCCTATCGTAATGATAAGCAGAACTTGCTTGATGAACTTCGTCAGCAAACAAAAAATCCAAAGGCTCGCATTGCAGACTACCCACAGGTTAAAGCAGCCTGGGATGCCCGCCTTGCTCAGTTGTCTAAGTACAGCCCAGAGTGGTGGAATGAATATCAGAAATCAGCCAATGGCGACAATTCATACACCATGGCAAAAGGATTGCAAGACATTATTAGCAACCAAAAGTTTATGGATAAAAATGGTTCTAATGATTTCTGGCAGCAAGCCAAGACATTTATTGCTCAACGCAATAAGGTAGTTGAAGCGCTTAATAGCCCAGAAGTTAAGGCTGCTAAGGCAACAACTGCACTCAAGCAAGCATGGATTTCATACCTACAAAATGACACTTCTGGATTGTGGAACCCACAACTTCAGGAAATCATTGATAGATACTTTGTAAACGATAGCCTGAAAGGAACAATGTAATGGGTACACCAGGCTCAAAACTTCCATTTAAGGTTAGCGGAAATGCGCCACAAATCGGTGCAACAACAGGTACAACTACGCCAGGAGCAATACCTGGCTTTGACCCTAAAGCATCTTTGTCTGGTCTGACACCAACAGCAAGTAAGGCTGTTAAGTCATATGCCTATATTAATGGAAAGAAAATTCTTTCTACCCAGGCTAAGCAGATGTGGCTTAACCTGACGCCTGATGAGCGTAACCAGGTAATGGACTTTACCGCTGCAAGCGGTATGAAAGTGTCTCAAGCAAAAACTGTTTGGGGACAACTCGTCGATGCATCTGCTCAGTCATACGCAGCAGGTCAACTTAAGACTCCTTGGCAGATTCTTCAGGAACAGCAAAGCAATAAGCCTACAACTTATACAACTACAACCAAAGAGTCATATACCCCAGAGGCTCAGACAGCAGCAATTAACAATACATATGTAAAGTTGATTGGCCGTCTTGCAACCCAGGATGAAGTTAACTCAATTATTACCGCTGCCAATAAGCAACCTGGAAGTATCAATCAAACAGTTTATGGCCAAGGCGGAGCAACAACTACATCAAGCCCAGACTTGACTCCAGAGCAGATTGCTCAACAGCAATTGCTTACATCTTCACAGTACCAACCAGAACGCCAGCGTGAGCAGAATCTTGGATTTGCTACATGGCTAGACACCGCTATGCGTGGCGGAACACAAGCGACGACGGGGTTGACAAATGGCTGATACAACTACAGATACTTCCGCTACACAGGTAGCCGCCGCAGGCGGGGACCCAATGATTGTTTCCATTACGGAAGCAATGATTGCAGCACACCCAGAACTAGCATCAGTACGTGACTTATACCTCAAGGGCGATTACGCCGCTGCGACTAACGCTCTTTACAATACAGAGTTTTACGCAAATACAAGTCCTACAATTTTCTCTAATGAGAATACAAAGATTAATCAGCCTGGTGTATACCAACGTGAAATTCAAACCGCTTGGTTGCCAGCACTTCGCCAGGAAGCAATCGCTAAAGGCTTGCAGATTAGCGATGCAAACCTTACCGCTATTGCTCAGAAGGCTTATGACTTAGGGCTTACCCCTACATCTCCTGCAACACTAGAACTTTTCCGTGGCACTGACTCAACTGGCAAGCCATATGTAACTACCATCCAGGGTGGTATTGCATCAAATGCTAAGCAAAACATTGCTACAGCAAATGCTGATTATAGCGGTAACTTTAACCAAGACTGGGTTAACCAGGCAGCACAATCAGTTGCTGAAGGAACTACAACAGAGCAGTACTGGACTGACCAAATCAAGGCTAATGCTAAAAGCGCATTTCCTGCTTGGTCCAACCAAATTGATGCTGGTTTGACTATGAAGCAAATCGCATCTCCATACATCACTGCTTACTCACAGATTCTTGGCATTGACCCAGCGTCAATCACTTTGAGCGACAACCTTCTCAAAAAAGGTTTGCAAGGAAATGACCCAACTCAGCCAGCAGGTATGCCGCTTTGGGAGTTTGAAAAGCAAGTACGTCAGGACCCAAGATGGGCAACAAGTAAGGATGCAATGGATAGCCTAAGCAATGTAGGTAGCACCATTCTTCGTCAATGGGGGTTGATGTCCTAATGGCAACAACAAAGAAAGTTACTACTCCAGCGCCTAAGCCTGCCGCTGCACCGAAGCCTGCTGCTAAGCCAGCAGCAACATTGCCTACTGCTGCTAGCCTTCAAAGCCTTGCTGACAAACTTCGTGCTACTGCCGCTCCAGTAACACCTCAGGAGCAAGCCGCTGTTGCCGCAATCAAAAGCACTGCTGATGTTACTGCAGCAAAACAAGCGCAAGCAGATGCAGCAGCAAATGCCATAGCAACAGCAAAACAGGTTGGTGGCATCGTGGCTGCCAATGGCATGGTTGTCCAGCCAGCACCACAAACTCCAATAACTACTGGCATAACTGGCGGGCTAACTGCTCAAGAGCAGGCAGCAATTGATGCTGCTACAAACGCTGCAAATGCAGCGGCTGCCGCTACCGCAGCACAAACCGCTCAGGCTCAAGCGGCTGCCGCAGCCTCTCAGCAAAACGCAATTACATTCCTAACTCAGACATTTACTGACATGGGTCTAGGTGCAGATATTGCTAGTGCAGTAACTGACCTTGTTAAGCAGGGCTACACAGCCGACACTATTCAGTTAATGGCTCAGGACCCAAAAAGCACTAACCCACTTGCTGTAGCATTCCAGCAACGCTTCCCAGCAAATGCTGCTCGTATGGCTGCAGGGCTTCCAGTCCTCAGCCCATCAGAATATATTGCTACTGAGCGTTCGTACGCACAGGTCCTCGGTTCATACGGTTTGAATAATAACTTTGCAACTAACAAAGATGTTTTCACCAAGTTGCTTACAAACGATATTAGTCCTACCGAGTTGAACAGCCGTGCTAATACAGCCAAGCAGGTTATCGAAAATACTGACCCTGCTGTCACTCAGCAACTTCAGGCTTTCTATGGCTTGACTCAAGGCGACATGATTGCCCACGTTCTTGACCCAAGCATTGCTACACCAATTATCGAGAAACAGATTTCAACTGCTCAGATTGGTGCTGAAGCATCACGCTATGGCGCAAACATTAATCAATCTTATGGCGAGCAATTGACTGCACTTGGCATCACTCAAGCCCAGGCAGCACAAGGCTTCCAGAATATTGCTCAGCAACAGGCTGCACTTCAGTCTGTAGCCTCAGCCAACCCAGCATATCTACAGGCTGGTTCAGTAGGCAGCGCTCTTCAGGCAGCAACCTTTGGCACCACTGGCGCAGTTCAGTCTCAACAAGAACTTGACCGCCTCAAGGCCGCAGCAGCAAACCCATTTGGCGGCTCCTCTGGCGTAAGCAAGGGAAGCCTCATGGGTAGTGAAGAAGGCATTTCGTAATAACTAGATTCCACACGGACTGACCAGCATCCGTTGTGCGTACCACTGACTGGTAGCAGGAGCCAAACTTCCTTCCCCTGGGAAACTTTGCGGCCTGCGTCACAACTAACGAAAAGGGAGTGCCACATGGCAAACCAATATGAAGATGACGACTTCGATGATATCGAAGAGACTCAAGATGCAAATGGTCCTGCGAATCTTCGCAAGGCATTGAAGCGAGCAGAGAAAGAAAAGAAGGAGTTAGCGGAACAATTGGCCGCTATCCAATCCGACTTGCGCTCACGCTCAGTCAAGGAAGTATTGGCACAGAAAGGCGTACCAGATAAGGTCGCCAAATTTGTACCAGGCGACGTATCAACGCCAGAGCAGATTGATGCTTGGCTTGCCGAGAATGCAGATATTTTTGGTGTTAAGCCAGCGGAACAGGCTGCTCAAGCCTCACAAGAACAGCAAGCAAACGTAGCGTCGTATCAGCGCATCAACGCTGCTACACAAAATGCAACAACCCCAACTCGTGACCAGGACCTGGCTGCGAAGATTGCGGGTGCTAAGTCACTTGATGAACTTAATGCATTAACAGGCCTACCAAGCCAGCGCTTTAGAGGCAACTAACTAATCCATCCGCACAAACCTTAAAGAAAGAAGGTGACGCATGTCAAATGCATATACAGACATTACCTCTGGCTCGTCACTAGGTAACTACCTAGTACAGACCGCGTATGACCGTTATGTCGAATTCGCACTTCGTGCTGTTCCTCTCGTCCGCGATGTCGCAGACAAGAAGCCAGTACAGCAGGCAATGCCAGGTTCTTCAGTAGTCTTCCAGATTTACACAGACCTTGCTGCTGCAACAACAGCACTCTCAGAAACAACTGACCCAGATGCAGTAGCACTTGGAAACACAACTCAGGTTTCTGTAACACTTAATGAATATGGTAACGCTTCTCTTGCTACACGTAAGTTGGAGTTGTTCTCACTTTCAGATGTTGACCCAGCAATCGCTGACATCATCGCGTTCAACATGGCTGACTCTCTTGACACAGTTGCACTCCAGACCCTTATCGGCGGAACAAACGCAATTGCTGAAGTAGGCGGTAACGCTGTATCTACCTTTGCTGGTACATACACAAACGGTACAACCCAGAAGTCAATCCTTAACACCGACACAATCAAGTCACGCGACATTCGTTTAGCAGTTGCTAAACTCCGCGCTAACAAGGCTGTCCCACGTCAGGGCGAGTACTACTGGGTTGGTATCCACCCAGAAGTTTCACATGACCTCCGTGCTGAGACAGGTCTTGGCGGATGGCGTGATGACCACAAGTACTCAGAGACAGGTGCTGCTGAGTTCTGGCCAGGAACAATCGGAACATACGAAGGTGCTATGTTCGTTGAGTCTCCACGTATGGCTAACTTCGCTGACGGTACAGGTGCAGGTTCTGCATCAGGTACTTTTGGTACTTCTTCATATGTTAACGCTACAGGTGGCGTACGTGTATTCCGTACACTCGTTGCTGGTAAGCAAGCACTTGCAGAAGCAGTTGCTGAAGAGCCACATGTTATCTTCGGACCAGTCGTTGATAAGTTGATGCGTTTCCGTCCAATCGGATGGTACGGCGTACTTGGATGGGCACGTTACCGTGAGCCATCACTTGTTCGTATCGAGTCAACTTCTTCAATCCACACTGCGTAATTGAAGTAGTCGTTAGTCCCCCGCTTTCGGGCGGGGGCTAACCCTTAACAAGGAGAAACATGGGATACCAATTCACACCACCAACAGTTGATGAAACTCCAGGCGGATTCGGAAGACTGTTCTGGCGTTACCGTATTGCCCGTGGGGACACGCTTCTTGTCAATGGAACAGTAGTAACTCGTGTCCGTACCCCAGGAGTAGATGAAGTCTTAGCCGCTGACTACTACTACCTCGGTGGCCATATATATCCCATCACAGATGTGGAACGCACAATTTTGATTAACGCTGGTTACGGCGCAAACATTACGACAGTTTAAGGGGAGCCATGAATCCAGGTAGATACAACCTCACCGTTTATCAGGGCACAACCTTCCAACTCAAGCCAGTCTGGAAGATTGGCGGAGTACCTGTAAACCTTACAAATTACTCAGCAGATATGCAGGTGCGCTACGCATCAGACACTGCTGTGATTGTTGAACTTTCAACTTCTGCAGGTGGGGCAACAATTGATGCCGCTGATGGCCGCATTAACCTTTATTTGTCTGCCACCCAAACTGCTGCTCTCCCAGCAGGCACATATCAGTACGACTTGAATCTTACAAACAATACAGACGGAACTGTCTATAAAATTCTTCAGGGTGTCTTCATCGTGAATGTGAGTGTGACTCACTAATGACAACTACTCCTGACACAATTTCCATTGTTGAAATTCCCATCACTACAAATGTCTATGACATTGCTGTTAGCCAACTTGACATTGTAGAATTAGGCCCTATCGGCCCACAAGGTCCTCAGGGCTACCAAGGATTGGCAGGTAACACAGGTGCAACTGGAGCCACTGGAAGTACAGGCGGACAAGGCTCAACTGGAGCAGCAGGTTCAGCAGGAAATACAGGAGCCACTGGCTCTATTGGAGCAACTGGACCAAGCGGTGCAACAGGTTCTACAGGTAGCGCTGGCCCGACTGGACCTACTGGAAGCCAAGGTAACACAGGAAGTACAGGGGCTGGAACGACAGGCTCCACAGGTTCTACTGGCCCAACAGGTGCTGTTGGCAGCACAGGGTCTACTGGACCCACAGGAGCAATTGGAGTAACTGGTTCTACTGGTGCCACAGGAGCGATAGGAGCGACAGGTGCTACAGGTAATACAGGTGCTATTGGTAACACTGGTTCCACTGGCGCTACTGGCAATACTGGTGCTACTGGAGCGGTGGGCAATACAGGCGCAACAGGCGCCCAAGGAAACACAGGTCCGACAGGTGCTATCGGAAACACAGGTGCAACAGGCCCTACAGGCCCTACTGGATTAACGGGTAATACAGGCGCTACGGGCAATACAGGTAACACTGGTAACACAGGTGCTGCAAGCACCGTTCCTGGCCCTACAGGGCCTACAGGAGTCACTGGAAACACTGGTCCTAGCGTTACTGGTTCAACTGGTCCTACGGGTGCTACAGGCGCAGGTGGCGCTTTAGGCTACTACGGAAACTTTTACGACACTACAACCCAAACCAACGCTGGCGCTACTAGCGCAAATCTTATTACAATTAACACCAATGTTGGTTCAAGCGGTGTAAGTATTGTTTCAAGCAGTCAGATAACTTTTACCTATGCTGGAATTTATTCAGTAAACCTTTTAGGTCAGTTCATTACCACAGGCGGTGGAAGCAACTATCAGGTTAACGTCTGGTATGCACTTAATGGCACAGCCGTAACCGAGTCAACAGCAGTCTTTACAACTGCTGGTGTTAATAACCAAGTGCTTGCAAACATTGAAGATTTAGTAACCGTAAATGCTGGCGATTACATTCAGTTCTATTGGTCATCACAAAATACTTATATGGAATTGTTGGCTGTATCGGCAGGTACATCACCAACTCGCCCTGCATCCCCTAGTGTAAATCTTCACGTTGAGCAGATTATGTACACCCAACTTGGACCGACAGGAGCAACTGGTGCAAATGGCGCTAACGGCAATACTGGCGCTACTGGCGCCACTGGTTCTACTGGCAACACTGGTCCTACTGGACCGACTGGACCAACAGGCAACACAGGCAACACTGGAACAACAGGAAATACAGGTAACACAGGAGCCATAGGTAACACAGGCTCAACTGGACTAACTGGAAATACTGGAGCGACAGGAGCAACGGGTGCCACAGGAAACACAGGAGCAACGGGAAATACGGGTGCGCAAGGCAACACAGGCGCTGCTGGTCCGACTGGGGCAACTGGAAACACGGGGGCAACAGGCTCTGTTGGCAGCACTGGTGCGACTGGAACGACAGGGGCTACTGGCCCTACAGGACCGACTGGCGTTACAGGAAATACGGGAGCAACAGGGTCAACAGGTAGCACGGGTGCTACAGGCTCAGCCAATCTTTACGACATACTAATGCTCGGCGGTATGTGATAAACTTATACCATGAAGATTGCTGTGTATGCAATATCAAAGAATGAGATTCTTTATGCGGAACGTTGGGCTAAGGCAACTGAAGGCGCTGATTATCGTGTCGTTGCTGATACTGGTAGTACGGATGGAACACAAGAAGCGCTTAAAGCGCTGGGAGTAACTGTCCATCAAATTCATGTTCAACCATTCAGGTTTGACATGGCTCGTAATGCATCCCTGGCTTTAGTGCCAGATGATGCTGACGCCTGTTTAATTCTTGATATGGATGAAGTTCCCGAACCTGGCTTCTTCGACAAAGTTCGTAAGAAGTGGAAACCTGGAACTGACTCTGCATGGATTACCATGAAGACAGATACCAACAAGTGGGAAAAAGACAGGATTCATTCCCGCTGGGGTTGGACATGGAAGTACCCTTGCCACGAAGTGCAAGTGTGGTACGGCAAGACAGAGCCAAAAGATATTGACCTACGCAATGCCATGATTGAGCATTTGCCAGACAACACAAAATCTCGTGGTCAGTACTTGGAACTGCTAGAGATGGCAGTCAAAGAATTTCCCCAGGACCCACGTATGTGGACCTATATGTGCAGAGAATACTTCTTCTACCAACGGTGGGAAGATGTTATCAAAGCAGCAGAGAGCAAGTTAGAAAACGAGGGCTGGGATGTTGAAAGTGCTGCAGTTTGCCGATGGGCAGGAGAAGCAGCGCATCAACTTGGCCAAGAAGAAACTGCTCGTATGTGGTATGACAAAGGCAGGGATATTCTTCCCGTGCAGGGTGAGCCGCAGTTCGGTGTTGCAATGGATGCATACCGAAAGCAAGAATGGCAGCGGTGCCTAGATGCTTCTCTCAACGCTTTGGAGTCTCCTCGCTCCAACCATTATTGCTACGAATCAGCAGTCTGGGACTGGAAAGCCTTCGACCTTGCAGGAATCGCTGCTTACAATCTCAAGCACATTGACGAAGCAATAACCTTTACTAAAGAAGCGGTAAAGGCTAACGGTCCTGAAAATGACCGTATCCAACGTAACCTAAAGTTTTTTGAGGAAGTCAAAGATGCCACTAGGCGAAAATTGTAGAACAGGTTGTTTAGAAAAGAATCACGAATCTTATATTGAATGCTTGAGAGCATCTAACCTACATATCAATTCAGGAGATGCAGGTAGAGCAGAAGCACCTATGACAGCCAAGCGCTGGGATGGTGAATTAGAAGCATACCGTAAGGCTAGAGCCGAAGGCATTCAGCCAGCAGGAACCACCATGAGAGCCATCAATGAGGCTAAGGCTGCCAGCGACAAACTGGGCGCAGCATATAACGCAGATGTTATGCCATCTGCGGACAAGATTACCAAAGCGAGCGCTGAGGTATTGAAACATACAGGAGACATCTAATGGCAGCAGCAAAGAAGGGCATGGGCTTCGCAGCAGCACAGAAGTCTATTGCTAAGAAGTCAGGCGTATCAATGGAGTCGGCAGGAGCAATCCTCGCTTCATCAACTCGCAAGGCAAGCCCAGCGGCAAAGAAGGCAAATCCAAATCTCAAGAAGGTAGCAATGCCTAAGAAAGGTGGAAAGTAGCATGTGCGCAGAATGCGGTTGCAATAGCAACATGGTCGGCAAAGCATCAGACAAGTTGACAGGCAAGCCTACAAAGGACCCTCACGGTTCTTACGAAGGCATTGGCGGAACTAAGTTCGGTAAGTAATTAATTTTTAGGAAAGGATAACAATGGCCACAAGTTTATCAACTGTATACCATTTGAATCGTCTTGCTGGCACCATCATCAATGGTGTGCCTCAGTACGATTTTGATGGCGCAGCCACAAGGTGGGGCACTGTCGTGCTTGGTGCACATAATGCAACTCGTGGCATTGATGTCCTGAACCTTATCTATGCCTACCGCAACGGTGGCAAAAACTATTACGAAGATACCCCTGGTGTCTTAAACCTTCTTGCTGGAACCTTTGGTTTAGGCGAGGCTGAAGCAGCATCGAGGATTCTATCGTGAGTACATTTCTAGACCTAATCAATGAAACTAACCTAGCCCTTACGGGCTATACCAATCGTCAGGACCAGGCCACATACCTTACTGCTCCAATGGCATCAGGTGATTTAAGTTTCACCGTAGCCGATGGAACAGTCCTCACCCGTGGTTTGGTGGAGATTGACGATGAACTTATCTGGGTAGATTCCTTTGACCGTAGCACCAACACGGCAACTATCCCACAATATGGCAGAGGATTTCGTGACACAACCGCACAGTCCCACACCGCTGGTACTCGTGTAACAATCTCGCCTTCCTTTCCGAGAAGTGTTATCCGCCGAAATATCAACCTCGCCATTGATGGAGTCTATCCAGATTTGTTTGGTACCTTCTACACAATTTTCAACTGGCAAGCAGCCCGTACTACCTATGTGCTTCCTAATGAAGCAATTGATGTACTAGGTGCCTCATGGCAGACCATCGGCCCTTCTAAGGAATGGTTGCCAATCCGCCACTACCGTGTTGACCGTATGGCCAACCCAATCTATTGGGGTTCTGGTAAGACAGTATCTATCCGTGAAGGCATTATCCCTGGCCGTCCAGTAATGATTACCTACACCAAGAAGCCAACAGTTCTTCAGTACGACACAGATGATTTCACTATGACTGGACTCTCTGAGTCAGCCCGTGAAGTAATTGTCTTGGGTGCTGCATACCGTACAGCAATGTACCTAGACCTTGGCCGTGTCCCAGCAGCAACTGCTGAAGCCGATGCACAGCAAGGCAATGACCCAGTTGGCTCAGCAGCCAACATCGGCAGAGTATTACAACAGATGTACCAGCAGCGCTTGCTTGTGGAAGTACGTCGTCTTCAAGAGCAGTACCCACCTCGCACCCACTACACATACTGAGGATAGCCAATGCCATCACGTTACTACAGCGCTATTGCGCAAGACACAACGCTTACATCAAGCATCACTAATACCTCAACCAGCATGGTTGTTGGTGCAACAGTGGGTTACCCATCAACACCATTTGTCCTCGCAGTTGATTTCAACGCAGCCTCTGAGGAACTGGTGCTTGTTACAGGAATATCAGGCACAACCTTAAATATCAATCGTGGATATAATGGAACAACCGCTGTGGCCCACAACACAGGTGCTGCAGTACGCCACGTCGTCTCTGCCCAGGATTTAACTGACGCTCAGACTCACTATGATTTAGCCCTTTCAGCGGGCGCACACGGGGTTACAGGAGCCTTGGCAACCTTCCTTGGTACATCAACCTCAGCCAACCTCGCAGCCCTTGTAAGCGACGAGACAGGCTCTGGAAGCCTAGTCTTTGGTACAGCCCCAACAATTGCTATTGGTATCAATGCCCAGACTGGAACTACTTACACCCCAGTCCTAGCCGATGCGGCCAAGTTGGTTACGCTCAACAACTCAAGTGCTATCACCCTAACCGTCCCAGCGGGTGTCTTTAGCGCAGGTCAGATTGTCAACATCCAACAGATTGGCGCAGGACAAGTAACCGTCCAAGGCGATGGAACCTCAACCGTCACAGGTACAGGAACTAAGTTGCGTGTCCAATACTCAGCAGCCTCAATCGTCTGCACGGCTACCAACACCTTCCAGTTGATTGGAGACTTGGCGTAATGGCAGCCTATCTCGTACTCGGTAACTCAACGCCAGGAGCAGCAGCGTCTACAACGCTGGTAACTGGCTCAACTAACGGGTCAATTGTTTCATCCTTCAGCGCCTGCAATCGTGGCGGAACTAATGATTCAATCCGTGTCAGCATCACCAAGTCTGGTGGTTCTGCTTACTACCTTTTCTATAACTACACCATTCCAGCCAGCAGTTCCTTGGCGGAAACTCCAGGATGGACACTTGCCACAGGCGATGTTCTGACTGTTTACTCCACCACAGGTAACACTGACTTTATTGCGACGGGAAGTACACTCTAATGGCCGTAGCCTTACTGACCAATACCAACATCACTCCAGCCCTTGCTGTCAATGCCCAGACTGCTTCCTATACCTTTGTCTTGGCAGATGGCAACAACACCCTTGTCACTATCGCTAACGCTTCTGCTAACACGGTGACTATTCCGCCTAACTCGTCAGTAGCCTTTCCTATCGGTACTGTGTTAAACTTTGCCCAGACTGGTGCTGGTCAGACAACCATTACCCAAGGAAGCGGTGTGACGATTACTTCTACAGGTGCTACAGCCTCTGCGCCAAAGACTCGTGTTCAGTATTCGGCTGCTTCTGCCATCCAGACCAGCACCAATAACTGGCTAGTGATTGGGGACTTGGCATAATGTCACCCATTCTAGGTATTTATGCCTCGCAAATTTCAGGCCACCTTTGGGCGCCATCAGGAGCCTACGACTCTATTGCTACTGTAACAGTAGGCTCTGGTGGTTCAAGCAGTATTACCTTCACTTCCATCCCTAGCACCTATACGCATTTGCAAATTCGGGCATTATCAAGAGGCAACAGAGCCTATACTGCTGAAAATATCATCTTTATGTTTAATGCAGATGGTGGAACTAATTATGCCGACCATTTACTTTATGGAAATGGCTCAACAGTGCCGGCAGCGGCAGATGTTTCTTCTAGCACACCGTTGGCTTTTAGAACTTCAACAAGCAATACTCAAGCATCAAACATATTTGGAACAGGCGTATTAGATATTTTGGATTACGCAAATACTAATAAATATAAAACTGTTCGTAGCCTTTCGGGATTTGATGATAACGGTGGCGGATATGGGCAGATTTGGTTTACATCAGGACTGTGGCAATCAACTGCCGCAATCAACAGCATTACGCTAACTCCTGTTGGTACGGCTATTCAGCAGTATTCTCAATTCGCACTTTACGGAGTGAAATAAAATGGCAGCAGCAAATACATATACTCCGATATTTACAACGACTCTTTCAAGCACTGCTTCAAGTGTAACCTTTTCAAGTATCCCATCTACTTATACGGACTTGATATTGGTATGCAATCCTCTTTCAACATCAGGCGATACATATATTCAATTTAATGGAGATACTGGAACTAATTATTCCGAAACCAATCTCTATGCAAATACTTCTGCTGCTGGTTCTACCCGCACAACAAGTTCAAATTATATTTACTTAGATTGGCAAGCAACTTCAACTACAACTGGTGCAACAAATTATATAGTTCATATTATGAATTATTCAAATACTACTACTTACAAAACAACATTAGGCAGAGGCAATCAAGCATCAGCAGGTGTGGATGCAATTGTTGGTTTATGGCGTAGCACCAGTGCTATCAACTCAATAAAGATTACTGCGGTTGGTACTTTGCAAATTGGCACAACATATTCACTCTACGGAATTACTGCGGCTTAGGGGGCAATAATGGCAAATACACTCGTACTCTTAGAACGCATTACAGTTGGAGCAGCAGGAACATCTTCTGTTACCTTCAATAACATTCCGCAGACTGGTTATACGGATTTAGTTGTGAAGTTTTCTGCAAGAAATTCTGATACTGGTGGAACTTCTTTCAATACGCAATTCAATAGCGATACTGGTTCTAATTATAAATATCTATGGGCGCGTGGCACAGGTTCTTCTGCTGGTTCAGCAAACGGAACAACTACCTCTCTTCAATTTGTCATTGACTCATCAACTGATACTGCCAACAGTTTTGGCAACGGTGAGTTTTACATTCCAAACTACACAGGTTCTAATCAAAAAAGCGTAAGCACCGATGCAGTCAATGAAAACAATGCCACTGGCGCAACTGCATATCTTTATGCAGGATTGTGGACTGGTACTTCTGCAATTACTTCAATGACTCTTACATCAACTGCTGGCAACTTCGTTCAATACTCAACCTTCTCCCTATACGGCGTATCAGCCGTAGGCACTACCCCTACCAAAGCTCCAAAGGCTATTGGCGGTAACATTATTCAGACTGACGGTACTTACTGGTATCACGCATTTATTTCATCAGGAACATTTACCCCAGCCACAGCATTATCTTCTGACATTCTCGTAGTTGCTGGTGGCGGTGGCGCAGCCAACTATGGCGGTGGCGGTGCTGGTGGTCTGCAAGGATTTACCGCACAGGCTCTTACCGCAAATACTGGTTACACGGTAACGGTTGGTAGCGGTGGTAGCGGTTCAGGCGCCAGTGGTACTAACTCTCAATTTGGTTCACTTACTGCTTCAGTAGGTGGCGGTGGTGCACCTGGCGGTGGAAATGCTGGTCTAACTGGTGGTTCTGGCGGTGGTGGCGGTCAAGGTGCTGCTGGTGGTTCAGGAACATCAGGACAAGGAAATGCTGGTGGTACTGGCTTTGCTCCTAGCAGCGGTGGCGGCGGTGGTGGTGCTGGTGCAGTTGGCGGCAACGCAACAGCAACAACTGGCGGTGTTGGCGGAGTTGGTTCTTCTGCTTATTCCTCTTGGGGATTGGCAACTGGAACTGGTGAAAATGTTTCAGGAACAGTTTATTTTGCTGGCGGTGGCGGTGGTCGTGGTGCAAGCACAAATTCCAACGGTGGTTACGGCGGTTACGGAAGCGTTGGAACATCGGGCAACCCTGCGCCAAGCACAGGCGGTGGCGGTAATGGATTGCAAACTGGTGTTGGTGCATCAGGTGTTGTTATTGTGAGGTACTTAGTATAATGAAATATTACGCAGAAATAATTGACGGCAAAGTTGCGCGAGTAATTGTTGCCGATACTCAGGAATGGTGCGAGAAGAATCTCGGCGGTACTTGGGTGCAGACAAGTTACACAGGCAGTATTCGCGGAAAGTACGCTGGCATTGGCGATACTTACGATGCGGCAACAGATACATTTATCGCACCAACAATTCAAGGAGAATAACAAATGGCAGATACAAAACTAGTAGTAGATTGCTCAACAGGAGCAGTCGTGGAGTTTGAACTTACTCCAGAGGAAATTGCAGAGCGTGATGCTATGGCGGCTCAGGCTGCTGCTGACGCAAAGGCTAAGGCTGATGCGGATGCTGCAAAGGCAGCAGCTCTTGCTGCAACCAATGCTAAGTTGATGGCTCTTGGACTTACCCAAGAGGACATTGACAACTTGCTTAACGCCGCCAAGGCGTAGTAACTAGCAGTACCCAGCCCCACTTCGGTGGGGCTTTTTTATTGGAACAAACTAAGGAGTAGGTGTGGCATACGACGGCA